ATCTGTCTGTTTAAATACAGAGGCACACCTAACAGGCATTTCTCTGTAAGAACATCTAAGTACCATTGAACTTTACACTCTGCTGCTGACAAGCCACCTCTTGTTTCAAACAATTGAATGATCTCGTAAGACAATTCAGAACCATTAGTTTTTAGTTCATTGATATGTTTGGAGGAGCTTGTATACGATTTCCAGTTAGACTCTTTGTCTCTTTTGGTTTTCTTATATGAATGGAACTGCTTCTTACCTATGTACCTTATGGGGTTACCATCGGGTACAGATACAGTTATAAGATATATGAAACCAAAGTAATCGTCAACAACAAATGGATCTCCTTTGTAGTCCCAGTGTCCTAAGGGTTTACTCATTAACAAATACCTCTTCAATAGTTAACCTACGAAACCCATCCCAATTCCTGCGCATGTACAGTAAGTTAAAGCAGGTCTCAAGCTTAGGTTTCCAATCACGTGGATGATGGTCACGCCATGTGTTAGCAACAGTCTCAATCATATCTTTTGTCGGTACATCTTTTAAAATCTTCTCAGCTTTCTTAGGGCCTATACCTTTTAGTCCATGAATGTTATCTGTACTGTCTCCTGTTAGCATTTGAATACACATTTTGTAATGACCTTGGTCACCGTCAATGAAGTATTGTGTCTTCTTGTTGAAGTTGTAATGCCATCCGGGAACCATGTCAATGTCTTTATCTATGTGAGCTATGATGTAATGTTCACCAGCTTCATAAGCTTCTTGCGCCCATATAGATACAATGTCATCTGCCTCACAGTTGTCAGACTTAAAGCAACCTGTCTCCCATGCGTACTCTGTCACTGCCTCTCGTCTTTCCTTGACCTTAGGATCCAGAGGTGTGCTACTCCTATTACCTTTGTAGTCCTCAGAGATATCATATCGGAAGTTACCCTTGCCTTTGACAGCTACGTAACCTTTGATACTACCTGTGTCACGCATGATGGCATCAAGTGCTTTATCAAAGTAACTCTTTGCTTGTGTGACTGAGTCTGTTGTTACTGCTATACGAAAGATGATTGAGTCAGCGTCTATAAAACACTTATCGAACTCCATCTCTTCTGTCATACAGCTCTTACTAAACATAGTGTAGACTGCATCGTTATTATTGAACATATTTATTACCCTTCTTATTAATGTATTTCTGCATAATTAATACCTATCTTCCCATCCCCATCCATACAAGTTACACCTACAGACTTAGGACCCTCACGGAATCCAGCTACAGATATTTCTAGTACAGTCTTAGCATGTTTAGTTGGGGTAACCCATGCAGTTTCATCATGATAGAACAAGATAGGGTATGTGTTTTCGATACCTAACTCTTTAATCTTCTTGTACTGATAGACTAACGCAGACTTACACGTTATACCTTCCAGTGTTTGAAGTAAATAGTTTAAGAGTTGATGCTCTGAACCTACGATTACTCGTCTGCCATCAGCACCTATGATAAAACCTATACCTGTTTTCATTTTGTTATGGTTGTATTCAGCTGACAAAGAATCCTTGAGTTCCTTAAGCTTAGGAAATGCTGCTTTGAACTTAGCATCTGCTTCCTTACCAGCCTTAGGTGATTTCAATCCAGTGATAACCTCACCAAGCTTAGACATACCTGCACCAAACAAATATGCATAGATAAAACTCTTAGCTTTTGTTCTTGAGATACCAAGGATAGCAGCGTTACGAGAGTGAGCATCAGTTCCATCAGATTCTTTACCCACAACAACTGAAGCTGTGAACTCATTATCTCCCATGTAATGTGCAAGACCTCTGAATTGATTACCAGCAGAGTCAGCTCCAACAAGCCTACGACCACGCTCACAAGTAAGTAAAGCTCTAAGATCCTTACCGTATTGTGAGTGTACTCCGGGAATGTTTACGATACCTCTGTGTCTGCAACGGAATGATGGTGTACCTATGGTAAACATATCACCATGAAGCCTACCATCACCCCATCTAGCAACCATTTCTATCCAGCTGTCAACCATAGATAACCTTTGACGTAACATATAGTAGTCACTTATCATTGAACCAACGATACCTAGGGGTTCTAGTGATGAGTCTGTTAGTTTAGGTGACATCTTAATCCACTTGCCTCTGACTTTCTTGAACGTCCAATCATCAGGCTTCCAACCAATGTCAGAGAGGTACTTCTTTACCTCTGCTAATTGACCTAGTCGTACCTCACTAAACTCTATACGAGAGAAAGGTCCTGTGATGAAACTTTTAGAAGCCTTAGTGTCTGCAGCTAAGTCATACCAATCAGTTATTAACTTATAGTAGTCACCATTCTTCTTTACAATCTTATCTACTTCTTTACTACCCTTAAGCATACACACACTTCCTAGCTGTGGCTCAAGCTCATCCTCAATGGCATGTAGTTTCCATGTAAGATTCTCTTTAAGTTCCTTAGCTTTAGGCATATTGAACAACCAACCTTTAGCTGTTATGTCTGCGTTAACTATAGCGAAGTCATGCTCTAGTACTAAAGCTTGCTTGAACTCAGGTCTTGCTTTGATTTGTATTGAAGCTTCACGAGAAAGCCTTTCGTATACTAACGTGTTTAATGTAACGTCTTGTATACAATATGTCAGCATCTCTTGGTTGTAGTTAGTCCAATCATTGTAGTCTCCTTTTGGATACTTGAAGAACTCACCCCAACCTGCAAGACCATGTCTGTGTGTGCGTTGGAACATACATAGCTGTGACATTAGCAGTGTATCCCATACAGTCTGAGAGGGCCTAGGTTCCCATCCTAGAAGTCTTTTAAGAACTGGTAGGTCATATCCAATTATGTTGTGACCTGCTATTAGATCAGCTTCTAGGAGCTTCTGAAGCCCTTCTTCCAGGGATGGTAGGTTGTCATCATAATCTGAGTAAGAATATATCTCTTTAGTGGTGATATCTTGCATTACAAGACACCATATTGTGTCTACCTCAGGGATAAGTCCGTTAGTTTCTAGATCCCAAATCAATTTAGTTGTCATAGTCAGCCCTCCCAGACCGTTAAGCAGTTTACAGTGACCTTGCTTAGGTCAATTAGTTATTTCACCAGCCCCAAGAAGAGCCAGACATTCCATCAGCTGAGTAATCAGTGACACGTCCTTCAAAGAAGTTCTTGAAGCTGTCACCATTGAGTACCCAATCCAACCAAGGAAGTGGGTTTTCTTTTATGTCCCAGTTGGGCTTTAATCCTAGATTCACTAAGCGTCTGTCTGCGATATAGCGTATGTATTCTTTAACCTCAACCGCAGTAAGACCTTCCATGTCACCCATCTCAAATGCCAAGTCAATAACTTTGTCTTCAAGCTCAACAGCAGTGCGATACATTTCATAGATAGATAGTTTGAATTCATCAGTAACCACCTCTGGATTCTCATTGGTATAGTTACGGAAGATCTCAGTCATACCAGCAACGTGCATAGTCTCGTCACGAATACTCCACTCGACTATCTCGCACATACCCTTCAGCTTTCCATAACGCTGGAAGTTCAAGAGCATCACGAACGCAGAGAACAGAGACATACCCTCGTTACACACAGTCTGGGCTAAAGCTTTCGCTAGGCCTTGCTTAGTGTCTGGGTCAAAGGTCTGCATAAACTCAAGCTTCTCAGCCATCGCATCGTATTCAAGAAAGGCTGTGTACTCGGCCTCAGGGAATCCAAGCGTATCGTTGAGCAGCGCATAAGAGCGCATGTGGATAGTCTCTCGGTGGGCGAATGACAGCATCATCATCCTAGCTTCGTTGTTCTTGATACGAGGAAGGAACACATCGACATAACTTCCACCCACGATTACATCAGACTGAGTGAACAGCCTGAGAATCTGGGTGATAAAGTTCTTCTCACTAGGGGAAATCTTTCCAGACTTCCATTGGGTTACATCTTCTTGCAAGTCACACTCCCACTCACCCCAATGTAGCTTGTCGTGTTCAATTGCTTGATTGACTAGGGAGGGATAATTGAAAGGTTTGTAGGCTGTTGGTGGTGTTAGTAAGCTCATAGCTCAGCCTCCCAAGGGTAAGCCCAACCATCTGCTAACCTTAATATTTCGTAGCCTATGATGTCTGCTACACAACCGCTAGTTTTACTATACAGCCAATGGAAGTCAGTAACGTTCCCACTTAAGGCTCCGCCGCTTCTGTAATACACTTCAACCATAAACCCTTCTGGGATAGGACACGCACCGCCATCATGGAACATCTTGTGGTTCATACGTGGTCGGCATTTCTGGAAGTACAACACGCGCCCCTCATAATTAAAGTCGCCTCCGTCATCAATACATAGTAGTGGCCCTATTTGCTCAGCGCTACCAACGAAGTTACTAAACTCGCAGTCAATGCCTGATGCAATCAAGGGTTGTAAGTCGATGATCTTCTTGGCTGGTTTGATGCGCCATGTTAAGGTATCTGAGAACAGACAAGGGCTGTCATTGCCAAACGCTTCTTTCCAAGTACTATCTCTGTCGTTAACTTCAATCTCACCACCATCAGCCACCTTCTGATAGAACTCTACTAACTCTGCTGCTGTAAATTTACTCATTGTTTATCCTTGACACGATAGGCACTCGTCATCATCCACAGCATAGTCTTTGAGAGCTACACGGGTGGGCTTGAAGCTCACTGTATCCGCTTTAGCTCCAGCACTTGTGCGAAGATAATAGAGTCCTTTTAGTTTCTTGTTGAAGGCACGAAGATGCACCTCATTGACGTAAGCCTTATCAGTCCCAGCAGGGAAGAAGAGGTTCACGGATTGGCCTTGGCAAATGAAAGTCTGGCGCTCTGCGGCATGGTCTACCACCCAGCGTTGGTCTATCTCAAATGCAGTCTTATAGATTTCCTTATCCCAATCGTCCATCCACTCTAGATGCTGTACGCTACCTTCGTGCAGAATGATTGAAGTCCATTGCTCTTCTATCCATTCATCAGAGTCATCTTCCCAGAGAAACGCATGAGCTTTTAGCACTTTATTGAGATAAGGGTTACGGACTAAGTGGGCACCGATACGAGTACGATGTGTAAAGGCATTAGACTTCAACGGCTCAATAGATGCTGAACAACCTGCAATGATTGACGAGTTAGCGTTAGGG